AGCGTGTCATTTTGCCTATATTGTATAATGGGCTCATGGAGATATCAGTCGATTCTATGAGTGAAATTGTTCATAATAGCCATATCATGTCGGCGGCACTTGAAACAGAGATTGCCATTTTAAAAGTCCGTGTTCAGGACCTTAGAGACCAGCGCGAGAATGACCGAAAAGAATTTATTGAATCAATTGCCGCAACGGCGAATTCAAGAAAAGAAATGCACAAGAAAATTGATGACAACAACCATGCAATAGGGCACCTTGAATTAAAACTAACAAAACAGATCTCAGAGGTTAGGGATACAATATTATCAGCTGTATTACCAATAAAGACCGAGTCGGTTAATAAAGAAAACGTTAACTTGAGGTTAATTATCAATTGGGTGTTTAAGATAGTCGGCGGAATTACAATTATGTGGCTGACAGTAAGAATGGGGCTTAAATAATGAATAAATTTAGCGAGCATTTTTCATACGACGAAATGACCTTATCTCAAACGGCATCTAGAAAGGGGATCGATAACACGCCCCCGGAATATGTGAAGAAAAACTTGGAAAGACTTTGCCTGAAAATACTTGAGCCAGCTAGGGCCGCACTTGGGGCACTTATTGTCTCATCTGCATATCGGTGCAAGGCGTTAAATAAAGCTGTGGGCGGCAGCGATTCAAGCGGCCATCCCGATGGGTACTGTGCAGATATAGTGCCGGTAAAAGTAACCAAAATAGAATTTGCAAGATGGGTAAAAAATAATTGCGAGTTTGATCAAATAATTCTTGAATTTGGTACAAAAGATGACCCAGCCTGGGTACATGTAAGCGCAGACCCAAGAAATAGACGACAAGTTTTGCAGATATTACGAGGAACGGGATATATCTCGGTAGAATTATGAGGAATATATTTACATTCCTTTTAATCATCGCCATGTCTTCATTGCTATATGCTGATTGGGGATGTGGTACATACTTAGAGTTAAGCCCAGAGCTATCGTATGGCGTCCATGATAACGGCCCGGCATGGGTTGAATTGGTTCCGCTTCGAGGTGCGGTTCAAATATCGGATCAATCGAATATAAGTGGCGTTTTCGGTTACGCGTATGAGATTGATCGAGATAAAAAGCCATTAGGAACGCTCAACCATTACGGGTGGCACATAGCCGCTAAGTTTGAGCACTCACTATTAAAAGGTAGTGATATGCGGTTTTTTTACGAAATTAATGTTGGCAATCGCGTTTCTGGAGCAATGAATGATATAAATTACTTGCAGACCACAAACTATCAGCGATTCGGCATTATTTGGCACATATTAAGAATTATTTAAGGAGAAAAAAATGGACATTATTAATACACTAATCGGGGTGGCGACTGACAACATTATCGGAATGGCTATTGGTTCGATTGCAACCTTATCGATCGGGCTTTCGGTTGGCTTTGTATGGGACAAGATCCGGCCATTGAAACCATTTACCGATTACGCAAAGCAAAGATCAAACAAGTTTGGGTTTAAAACCCGTGAGTTTGCATTGAGTCGAATTGGAAAATGTAGCGCAACCGATAAGATTTTATTGGATCTTGAAAATTCAAGTGAAGAAATTCAAAACGCATATGTTGACGGGCTTCGTGGAATTAAATATGACGTATGACTTTCATTCCGAGCTTCAGCCAGATTGGCAGGAATGCGTTACCGATATAAAGTCGGCACCAATAGTTGATTTAGACATACTCAATTCGGTATTAAAATTGGAGGCCTCAGATGTTACTAGAGGATGATGATCACGAAGATAAAGATGGAAATGACTTGTCTATATTCGACTCAATTAAAGCGCGTATCAATGACATAGCCTTAATAAATAAGGTACTAAGGGAAGCCCTTCAAAATAAAGATAGACTAGAGTGCCTTGTGATTGGATTTATGATGAATGATGAGGTGCAGACTTTACGGATAGGACCAATACCGAGTTGTATTGGCATAGCCGAATGCATTAAAAAAGAATCCTTGAGCAAGTGGCAAGTTGAGTAGTTAAAACGGGATCTCGTTAATAACCCCTACTGTAGTGGCCATTATTCTTGGATATAGTCTCATTTCTTTTCCATCTGGCTGGAATGCCTTTGCCGTTATTTTGGCACTAACAACAACGGAACTCCCGGTACTCAGGCGATTGATAGTGTCCGCGCTTTGTCCAAACGCTACCATTGGTAGCGTTTGCGCCTTTTTTTCGTCTGGGTTAGGAATAAACAAATGAAAATCAATTGCCATTCCGCCGCCTTCCAACGCCTTCGCTTCTTCCTTGTGTACAATTTCCCCGCTAAATTGAGCCTTATTTTCTCCATAGAGTAGTTTGCTTATCATTAGTCTTTGAGTCCTTTTAAATATTTTTCCATACGAGATGTGCGCTTATCAAAATCATGTTCACGCATTTCAATTTTTGTACAAACTTTTCCGTTTTTATCATACTTTACAGTGGCCCCACTGGGAAATTGCAAATAAACCACCCCGTCAACAGTTACTTCAGAGTGTCCCTGTATATCGGAAATGGATTTATTATAAGACCCACACCCAGATAGTGTTATTAAAAGTAAAGCACATGATAAAAAATAAACCGCCTTCATTTTCGTATCTCCCTGAATTCGATGTCCGGGTATTTGGCCGCGAACATCTTTTTTTTTATTTTATAGACCGATGTAGCAAACCCCTTAAAGTCCTCTACGACTAGTTTACCATTCTCGGTGTACTCGAAGTCCACCACGATTTTAATTGCGCGGTGGCCCTTCATTTTTTCTTGCAGGATATAGGGGACTTGGCACCTTAGACCGGAAATTGCCCCCGCCCTTTGGAGTAGCGATAACTCGCCATTCCGTATCCCCTCCCCAACGGAGTCGAACCCCGTGGACTTGTCGTTGCCGTACTTTGGCGCTTTTTTAAGTGACGCAAAATACTCCGTTCTCCCCATGGAGTTGGATGCTTTTTTATCCATCCTTATTCACATCAAACCCGCACCATGTGCATATTCCAGACAATACATTCAAGCAGTAATTTTCACGCGTACACTCGGGGCATATAACGAGGGCTAACTTTCCGTCATCTTTCTTAAATAATTCGTTTGTCATTTTACTTCCTATATACTCACAAGCTTAATATCCCTCAAAGTTAATCTAACTAATATAGCAATATCGATTATGATTTGGTAATATCACCCGGCCCGGAAGGGCGTTAGGTGATTTACGAAGGCGGGGACGTCTGAGTAATTAGGCCGGTTTAATTACCGGCCTGAGTTAATCTTTAAAAGATGGTCGTGGATTGAAAGATTCCCATGCTTTTCATCGAGTGCACGAATTGCCTTATATAAATCATCCTTGGGTGTAAATGGGGCAATATTACCTTTCAACACCAACCTTGCCGCCTTAAGTACCTCCATAATCTCTTTCCTTGCTTGGAAGAAATCCATATCGCCTTCCTTCGAAAATGACGCTTCGCAACCTCCCTCCAGGCAATAAAGAGCCACGTCTCGGTCTGGTATGTAAGTCAATTCCAATGTCTCTTGTGTAATTTCTGGATTAAATACTTTCATTTGTTTTCCTCCGGCATTGTTGGTATCTCGAAGTCGAGAAAGTAGGTGGCCTTTACATACATTCCACGTCCGTTCCATGCCTCTCCATCAATAACGGCCCCCCAGTACGGAATGTATCCTTTAAACTCACCGGTGCACCTTGAAAAAAATGGAGAAAGTGCAAGTACTTGATTAGCATGGCTCAATTCCTCAATCGGTCGCCACACGGGGGCTTTGATATATTTCTCACAGTCTTCAATAGGCCCGATAGGTTTAGGGTTACATTCCAAAAATCCGCCATTGCCTTCCCAGGCCCATATTTCATCTGGTATTGTCATTACACTTTCCCCTCAATAATTTTACTGCCAGGGTACGCTTTTAGTGCCGATTCCTTGGATTCGAAAACTGGGCAGGCCCCAACCATCCCATCTGCCCAGCTTAGAGGTAGATATTTTTCAAGCGGTCCTAATTGGACCCCTAATTCTTCTTTGACATTCAACACAATAAAAATGTCTTTCATTTAACACCTTTTCTTTTAATCCTAAGCTCAACCGTCCAGGATCTGCGTTTCTTTCTACCATACGGCTCTCTTGGAATCCCCCACTTTTTAAACAAATACTCCGTGATCCTGTACAACTTTATTCCACGATGACACTTTTTAGTTATCAAAATCTCAGTTAACATCATTCTCGATACGTACCCTTCCCACAGCAATCGACTTGTTAGGGTCCGCCTTGTCAACAATAGACACCCTTCCCACGCCCAAGTCTTTTATTGTCGATAAATCCGATGGATCTAACCAACTTACAAGACCGGGGATATCCGGTGGACTTACTGCCTTTCGCTTCTGGCTTTCTGGCTCTTTTGAAATTCTTATAGAATCTTTGTCAAAGCGAAGAATATTCAGATCTGATTCAAAATCACTACTCATCATGCTGAATGCGCATTCTATAGTCCTGTTCTAACCCAGAAACCCTAGATCTACACTCAGGGGCATCCATATTATCTAAGTCGTGTGGGTATTCCATGAACGGGTATGCCTGGGACGGCTTCGGGATAAATGCGATGAAAAGCAATACAACGACGACGATTAGGGCAAGTACTATAATCATTTTAAAAACGCCCCTTCCCCCAGTCTCTCTTAAGATCAGCTAAGAAGAATAAATTAAGCACTGAAAGTGATGAGTAAAAACACGCATCCAGTAGATTGTCTATAGCAAAACTCTTAGATGCAATGATCGCCGCTATCAAAAAACCAAGTAAATAAATAGTTAAGAAAAAAAGATTCCAAATACCCCTCAAGACAAACATCACGCCACCACTTTCCCTTCTAATATCCATACAAGCGGCCCCCTGCAAAACACCGTGTATTTAGGTTTGACCGACTGTTTATTTTTTAACAGCTTCACATGAACCCCGTGCAGTAATACGAATGGCTTCTGGGGGTGGTAAGGTAATTAGGCAATACTACGTGAATCCTATTTAAATATGTCATTAATTTTCATCCGTTCTATACTTTTCGTCTAAAATGTCAATGGCTACGCCTAATTCAAGGAAGGAATTTTGACCAGGTGTCCCCAGAACATAATCATTATTTTCTTTAATAAACTTTCGCGCCGCTTTCAATACATCAAGAAGCTCTGGGACAGCGGAAATTGCGTCACAATCATCCGTATCACGATAATATGGGGCATTCCCCCTTTTTAGATTCTCCTCATCAATAAAGTAGTCATAAGGTACATTCTTACATATTTGACGCAAAGCTCCGTGTATCCATATCGAGTTCCAAGGCCCGGGCGTAATTTCTGGATTAAATATTTTCATTTGTTTTCTACTTCCCTAGCGTGTTGAATTTCTAAAAACGCATCCGCAAACCTAAATGCTTCCAAAGCAATTCCTTGTCTCCAATGTTCGTCATGAAAAACAAGGTTATCATCCATCATAATCATTTTAATAATCATTGGATAAATATGAAGTGCAATTTCAGTTCTATTCATTACTAGCACCTCCTAATCTTGCAAACAGTTTCACATCAACCCCGTACAAACTAAGCTCTGACACACATGATTTGGGCGTAAGCATCACGCCACCACCCACTCCCTAGTATTATCAGGAATCATCTTCTCGTACGCCTCCTCAGATATCACGTAGTCACTCGCCTCTCTGAATGTCTTAAACTCACCCGTTTTTAACTTTCTAAGTGCCACCGCCGCCCTAGTCTCTGGTACTGCAATTCTTTTATTCATGGCAAAGCCTCTCATTGTCCTCAACCCCGTCAACCACCTTCTGGTACGTTCCATCTTTGTACCCACCAGATTGCCTTTCATGGTTCAATTTATTCTTCTTTGCGTATAGCTCGAATACCTCGTTGGCGTCCATTCCAAGTACGGTACACATTGAAACCCAAAAGTGGAGAATATCGACTAATTCTACCTTTGCGTTTTGTACATTGTCGTTACCAGCTTTCCAAAATTTCCAAGCAAAAGAATCAACTAGCTCCGCCAATTCTTGCTGCAATGCGATGTAATATTTTAGAAACCATGTGCGACGGACTTCCGTGTCCTGAATCACAACGTACAGGTCGGGGACAATACGCTCATTTAACTTGATTTGCTGGTCGAAAATATCCTGTAAATTCATTTCTGTAGAAACCTTTCCAGATAGCACATGGCGACATATCCGCCGCCAAAAATAACCAATAATTTAAAATCGGAACTTGAAACAATTCTACCCAAACCCTCAATCATTCCGGTCTCGAATATCGGACCATCTTTATCGGGAACGTCATTAACTTGCCTTTATTTGGCCCTTCAACGAACCGGACCTTGATGCATGATGTTCCGACATTGTCGATCACATTTGCTTCGCAATACTCGCCAAATACCGGCACGTAGCATGATTCATTTGTCATAACTCTACTCCCATTCGTTTTCTGTATGCATCGGCAAGGTAAGTTTTCATCAGTGGACTATTAAGCGGCGGCCGCCCAACACCACCGTCATACTCATACTCCCATCTTGCCTCAACTTCTACTTCTTCCCTGTCATCAACTGGCAACTCCTCAAATCTTTCGAGGAGTTCAAGGTGATCATTCCTGGATCTAGCAATCTCGTTTTCTAAATCCTGTCTGCCTTTTAACTCAATTGCAAACAGATCTTGTTTTTTTACATTCTCAATCTGCTCTTGTTCCCATGCAAAAACCTCACTCTTTGCGTCCTCATGTTCCGATGGGAATTCGGAGTACCTTCCCGCAAGATACTTTTCAATCGCAATTGGGTCTTTAAACGATTTCCCCCTACTCTTGCGAATTAGAATAACCTGTCTAGCCAGCGCCCTAAAATCCTCACTTTCTTGATAAGCGGCGGCCACCTTTTGAGCCGCTTGCGGCTCTTTTATATTCTTCTCTTCTCTTCTCTTCTCTTCTCTATCACGTGACGTCACTGGTATGTCACGCGTGACAAATTCTTGTTTTGAGCGTGACAATCGCTTACGTTCTTTTGTGGCCTCTTTATTCCGTTGATACTCCGTGACGTCTTCGATGACCTTCCGAACGATATCCGTTAACGAAGCGTTGCGGTTCCGAAGGCGTTCCGATAGTCCATCTAAAGACTTTTGGCCAACACCCGGAAGGTCTAAAATCTCCTCTTTAAGCGGCTCCCTTTCAAGTTCCGCTGTAAGTGCTTGAACCATAACAAGTATGCCTTTATCGGTGGGTGTTAACCCACCAAATAAAACATGCTGACCCTTTATTTTTACCCAGTCCATTCGGATGCCCTTAAGTCTAGTTTAAACTAAATACAACTGTCTCTGAGTGGCAACAAAACTCCATTGTTATGTGCCAGCCAAGAGGCTTTAACTCGATAAATGGAGCGATAATGTGGGGAAGCCCAATGTTCATTGAGATATTGCCTTAAACGCCTTGTTTTTCTCTCCATACGCTGATCTTACCTTTGCCAAGTCATCCGGGTTCATTTCTGACTTAAGCTCCGGGGTGATTTGCTTCCCAATCTCCTCAAGATCCACCAATGATTGTGCAAGCGCTATTTTGGCAACCAATTCTTCTTCTTTTGATTTACTGAATTGATTCCGAAAAAATTCTTCCCGCTCGATCGTTTCTTTGTCTTGAAGGGCTATCACGTCTGGAGACTCCATTGCGGCTTGCTTGTCACCGAGAAGCCCGACCAGTGGGGCACACATTGTTTGGAATGTTGGATTTTCGAAAGAGCGGCCGGCAAGTATCCCTGTTCGATCCTTTTCAGCAAATGCGGTGATTATTGCAGGCTCACCCTTTTTACTTGATCGAACAGATTCCATTCGTATTAAAATGTGAGGCTCATATGCGGTCTCGCCTTCAGCCTTCATCTTGACACCAATGGCCTTTAATTCTCCAGAATCATCACCGGCGCCATACTCTATACCTTGCCGACCACAAATGATCACATGGATTGGCGAGGACAATAGAAAGTTCATTAAGTCCTTATAAGGCTTTTTAATCTTCCCCCATGCATGGAATGGGATCTGCCCCCCACTACCAGTTTTTCCAGAATATGCGGCAATACAGGCTTCCCATAGGTGAGTAATCGAATCCAGAACAATAACTCCGTATTCTTCCGGGCGAATCTCTTTTAAGCCAGCCAGAACCTCGGTGATGCTTCGAGTATAAATTGCATCAAAATCAAATGCTTGCGGGTGAACTCTTCGTTCTTTGACTTCCTGACAATAAAAGTCGGTTCCTCGTTCCGTGTCGACATAAGCAATCCTCTTTTTAGTTCCTGAAACTAACCCTTCGGCCAAAAGCAACGATGTCAGTGTCTTTCCAGATCCAGGTGGACCATAAATACCCATTTTTAATGCGGCTTGTTCTGCGGATGCTTTTTTAAATCTAAATCCTGCCATTTTATTCTCTCCCAATCCATTCTAAATAATGCTCTTCACACAAAACGTTTTCTTCTGGGCAACAACAACACTTGGGCTTAATATTCATTGAAAAACATCTCCTCAAGGTATAGTTTTCTTTGCGATTCGGTTAGTTCAAAGAATTCCTCATCTGTAAGCACAACCACGTCAATCTCATCGTCCATGGCAATACTTCTTAATAGCCGCCAAACACGATTGAACATCTTCCGTTAATCGTCTGATGAAAGCCTCGTTGCTATCGTCAAAATACTGAGGGGAATAGTAAAAGTGGTGTGAAAACAATTGGACAATCCCTAAGTCTTCCATTACGTTCGCAGTGTAGGTCGCCTTTGAAATGTAAAAAGAAACGTAAGTGATATTTGGGTGCATAGTGAACCCCGTTGAAATTTTACTGGATTTTGGAACCGAAATAACCGCATCAATTAGTTTTGATAAAATCTTGTGTGATTCTTGATTATCACTTGCCGTTGTATTAGTATCCATGGTGTAAAACTTCCTATCTGTTCTATTTGAGCCATCGGTTATCGCCCGGTGGCTTTTTTTATTCAATTAATCTTTAAAGAAATAATCAACATTAACTTCTAGCGCCTCTGACAGTATTTTCAATTCGCTAATACCTGGAGACGATCTCCCAAGTTCCCATTTAACAAACGTCGCAAACGATTGCTTCAATCCCAATCCTTTCAATTTGAAAAAGAAGTCCATTTGCGTTTTACCCATTTCCTTTCTCTTACAACTTATTTTTCTACCTGTGCTTGTGGTCATTCCTTTATATTAACATTTACATATATAGTAGTCAATAGGTAAATCTACAAGTGTATAAAAACAACATTAGTATAACGGGGTATCCGTTCCCCTCGTAGGCGGGGATGAACCGACATTATTCGTGCTCAAAAAGTTGCTGAGTTATTGGCCGAAAATGCTGAGTTGAAATTGCAAGCTGCGGTTGCCGGTAAACTGAAGTAGGGTTATAAGTAAACACGTATGATAAATTTTACTGGGCCGGACTGTCTGGGGTACCGGATGGATGCGCACCGGCCAATATCAACAACGGATATCGGAGCCCGGTATCGGCGCGATCGGACCGCGCTAATTAGTCCTACCCATTTGCCAGCCTTCGGGTGGGTAATCAGGCGAAGCCATATATTATCCCAGTAGAAACGATTTCAGTTTGTAGTGTTCCCGATGCTGGATCACCCTCTTTTCCCTACAGGGATCACTACACAACACCGTCCAGTTATTCCCCATAAACGGTGATCCACATATTATACAGTTGACTAGAAATGGCTTCACCTTCTTCTTCTCGCACTTGATTTTGTTTAATCTCCGTTCCCCTTCTTTACTACAAATGATTGAGCAATACTTGTACGGAGTCACCTTGCCAGGGACTCTAGGGATGCGTTCTTTACAGATTACACACCGTTTAATTTTATACTCACGAATTTTAATTTCAGGACCGCGACGGATTCTTCTTTCACGTGCTAGTTGATACTCCCCTTCTATTCGGCACCAGGTGGAACAGTATTTTTTCAGTCGTTTTACCCGGATTGTCTTCTCGCATATTTTACATCGCTTCATCTTATTTCCTCCGAATTAAAGCCATTACCGCCACGCCGAGTGAGAACCCGATCACAACGTGCGCCGATAGCTGGAATAGGAACCACACGAGATTGTGTAGTGTGGGGTATAGTTCTGGTGCTAGTGTCACGATTCTCTCCTCAGTGCCTCAATACAGGAAGCGTTACTTTCACAGTCTGCAATAAGCCTTTTTATTGCGATCAATATAGCCTCGCCGTCGTTATCCCTAATCGCGCAGTCTAAACAATATCCTCTAGAGTTTTTATGCAGGATATTGTCGGGTTCGTCCTCTATAAAATTTGAGCAGATCTTGCAATATTCCACCTTAAATTACCTCATCAATTAATTTTGTAATCTGAATCAATTTGTTTTTATCTGATATTTTGCGAGTATCTCCGAACCCGTCAATTACGTGTTTAATATCAATTAATCCCGTTGAATAGGTATCAATGACAAATTCCAATTCACGCACCTGCGATGATTCAGTATTTCCCAACTGATCAATTCGAGCCTCAAGGGATTGAGTGAATGATTCGACCACTTCCCACAATTGTGGATCAATTGACTCGACTAAGTCCTGAATCTGGTCGCTTAGTTCGTACTTGTATTGCGCTACGAATACACGCTTGCCTTCAACGAATCCTGCGACGCGGCACCCTCGGTGGTTGGTTGGCGGGTATATCCTGGTTTCGATTGCGCGCATTTTAATTGTCTCCTCTTATTAGAATCCTAGGTACTCAACGAAATCAGTGGTGTTGTAGTAATTTTAAAGTCGCTCGAATGAGATTGGTACGGATTAAAGACAGTGGCCGACACATATCGGAACAGTATCGCGTGCCTCTCAGATTGTTATTTAAAACCTTAATTTCTTTTTTGCATTTTTTGCAGAAAATAGGATTCGATTTATTAGGGTATTGTTTATTTGCGTTATATTTGAGCCTACAAAGATCACTACAATATTTGACTCTACTAGGCGCGTCTTTTTTTATACTTAAATTGCAATTTAGGCAAACCCTATCGAAACGATTGACAATTTCCAAATTCCGTTTCTCCGATCGCTTTTGTTTTGTGACCGACTGATAATATTGACTATTATACGCACGTCGTTTTTCAGATGGGTCAATTTCTGATACCTCATTAGAGCCCATGGATCATAAAGAGCCCATGGATAATAACCTCGTTGTGAAAGAGGTCTGCAGCGGCTTTTAATTCTTGATCATCCGCTAAGTCAAAGTCATATTCTTTTGCCCACGCTGGGAAAGTCTCGTTGTATACGTTTAATTGGTCTTGTGTATAGCCTTCAGTGTTATCCATAGTAAAAAATTTGTTGTTCATTTTAATTAACTCCTCGTTGATTTGATGGACTCATTATAGACTACCACGTAGTCAGTTACAAATTGAAATACTGTGATGCATTGACTACTTAGTAATCATTATATTGACCACTACGGAATCAATCGGTATAATAATATAATGAAGGCAAAGATAACGGACGGGGTTATAAAAATCATTAAATATGAGCTTGAATCGGGGAAAACACTCGATCAGATTGCGCCAATTGTTGGGTATTCTGATAAGCAGTGCCTATCACGTGCATTAAAAGCGGCCGGCTGCCTAATAGTTAAAACGCTATATCGGATTAATCGTGATCCCCAAAATTAAATACCGCGTCAAATTCCGTGAGAGATACGTGACCTATCAGGAGATATACCCGTGTGGAACTCTAGGGACTATGTACGGATTCCCGAAAAACAGGCAGTAGCTGAGTTTTATATATTATATTCACGCGTGTGCGCGCATTACACGCGAACTATAGTATCAAAAGAAAGTGTTTTATTGGGATTGAGTCTCAAAATACTCTTAAACCAGTTCTAAAAATAGCAGCGGCGGCACTATCATGATCGATTAACTGTGGCGTTAATAGACGATAGCTTGTGATACGTGATTTTCATGGGGTATTGCGATACTTGGGAGATTTGGTATACCCTATGCCCAATTAAGTTTTGTATCAAATCACCCTGCGCGAGGTTAAAGTGACCGAAAAAAAACGTGGACCAGGCTTTGGGCCACAGAAAAAAAAACTAAACACGACAGTCTTAAAGACCCCAGAAGGCGTCAAGGCCCTTTGTGAGGCAATTGAGGTTGGCGAATACTCTGTCCTTGAGATATCTAAGCGCCAAGGGTTTTCTATGGGCGGTTACTACGATTTACTTAGAAATGACAGTGAGTTTGAATCGCTTATTCAGGACGCCTATATCCGTCGACGAAACAATAACGTTGAGAAGGCCGAGACTGAGGGGTTAAAGCGCATCAAGGGTTATCAGGTAGAGGATGTTCAAACTGAGGAGGGCGTGACCTCCAAAGGGACCATTAGCCTGACACGAACAACTCGACGACATGTCATGGCTTCCGATGCGTTTTTAATGTTTTTGATTAAAAATGGCGGAGACGGTCGGTACACAGAAAAACAGGTGGTTGAGCAAGTCGATTCGATCAAATCTAAGGCGGATTACGACGCAGTATTGAAAGAGATTTCCGATTTACAGAAAAAACTAGGCCTTGATGGTGAGCCGGAAATAACAAAACCCAAAAAGCCTGAGTGAAAAAGATATTCGATCTTAGACGCAATGGGGCTGGGCTTACCGATCTTATAACGCTCCGAAATAAGCTCCAGGATCTGCACAACTACCGGGTTCAAAATCGATTGGACTTCATGGAGTGGTCGAGGTATCACCGGCAAAATGAAATGCGGACGGCGATCCTTGATAGATCAGATACCAAGCAAGGCCCAAACTGGTTTATTGTGTTTGGATCTAACCGGTCTGGTAAATCAGAGCTAGGTGGCGGGACTATATCGGAGATATTTGGACGTGGGGATAGGCTCCGTATTTGGTGTGCCACACTGTCCGATTTGTCGGTAAAGGTACAGCAGCGGAAATTGGCGTCTATGATACGCAAATCCGATATCAAATATGGTGAATACAACGAGATACGTGGATGGAAAAACCGGGTCATTGTCTCAAACAACGATAGTGTGATCTATATCAAAACCTACGAACAAGGGGCCGCCGCTTTTCAAGGGGATGATATCGACGTTGTATGGCTGGACGAGGAACCGCCTTGGGATGTTTTCAGTGAGATTGTAATCCGACTCGCTGACCGTAAAGGTATTTTAATTGCAACATTCACCTCGTTGCAGGGCTTCACACGTCTTGTTAACCGAGTGTGGCAGTCTAGCGATCCCAATATAAAGACCTGCGTACTCACAGCGCAGGAAAACCCATTTCTGACTGAGGAAGCCAAAAAGCAACTCTATGACTCGATCGATCCAGATGAGCGAGCCAGTCGATGGGATGGCCAGCCGCACATCAAGCAAGGGTTGATTTATAAGGGCTACAACTCAGAGGATCACAGGATCAAACGATTCGATTACGCTAAATTGATCCTAGAAAACCCTACCCGCTGGGAGTTGCACGAGGGTATAGATCCTCACGAAAGGACGCCACACCACTGGTTGCGGTTTCTATATGACCGATCAAACGATATTGTTTATATCGTCGAAGAATTAAAGGCCCCCACTGAGTCAATGCTGATATCTGATTACGCACGATTGATCAAAATGAAACGTGACAAGCTGATACCGAGATTCACGCAAATTGACACATCATCTATGAAGCCCGACGTTATCGTTGCGCACCCAGATGAGGATCAGGAAAACGCCCACACAATCCGAATGGAATTCCTCCGCTGTGGTATTGAGACTATTCTGGTCACAAAAGACAACGCAATCGGTATTGAAGCCGTGAAGGGCCGGTTGAAAATCGTAAGGACAGCAGATGGGACAATCAAGAGAGGTCCAACACTCAAGGTTTTTGACGACCTTGTTGGTGTTCACTTCGAATTCACACGGTACAGCTGGGACAGTTTCTCGTCCGATCGAGTATCAGAGCGTCGAGAGCTAATTAATACACCACTTAAGAAGAACGATCACTTCATGGATATCATAAAATACGAGGCAATCAAGCTGAAAAGTGAGAAGTATCGGGATGATTCTGAATTCATTAGCGATGACGAACTGTTTGATGGGACTGGTTATTAGTGTACTATCGTGTCCTAAACCGTCGTAAAACGAGGAAAAAATGACAGAATCAGACAAAAATTACCAAAAAGACCGAGACTTGATCGATTATTTCATGGGGTTAAAGGCCACTTATGCCGAACAACGACAACCATGGGAATTGAAATGGAAACAGGCGCTTGATGCGTACCTTGTTTCGGCAGATGCTGACAGGGTGTATCAGGGCCGCGCAAACATCCGAGTTCCCGTTATGACCTGGAAAGTAAAGGGGATCGTCTCTCGAATTATGAAGGTGCTATTCAATTCAGTTCCGTTTGGACGAATTGAAGATCCGCATGAACAAGCAATGAAGAAGAATTTCGTTGGGCTTTGGAATAAGTATATCTTTGAGAAACAGATCCAGGATATTGATTTCAAACAGAATTTCAAAACATTCACACGAACCAAGGTAATTTACGGAACATCAATTGCGAAAATAACTCAAGAGTATGAAGTCGCTGACTTTTCTTACTTTGACGATGAGGAACCAGAGGAAATTGTTGTAAAAGACAACACGTACTTCCGACCAATGCTTCTAACCGAGTTCTACTCGGATATCAATAAGCCCAATATCTACGAGTCTGCGGCCAATATTCATTCAACGGTAGTTAGCCTAGAGGAGATTCGAAAAAATAAGCGGCGGGTTGAAATTGAAGTAACAGAAGTCACAGATCCAAATAGTGGCGAAGTGCTGGCGGTTAAAGAGAAGCGCAGAACAGTTGGTGTTTATGAAAACATTGATCTACTCACAACAAGCGATATCAAATCAGAGTTGACCGAGGAACAGTTGGTGTATGTCCAACAACTTGGCATGTCTCCAAAACAAGTCGGTGTTTATCAAAAATCACTAGAGGCGACACGAAAGACCGGAAACGTTAGGGTTGATGAGTGTTATGGGCTATACGACCTTAATGCCGACGGCTATAGCGAGGAATGCATTATCGTTATCGCCAACGGGAGCGTTGTGATTCGTGCTGAGCCTACCCCATTTAGGCACAAGCGATATAGGCGGCCGTTTATACGTGGAGTAATGGAAGAGATTCAAAATTGCCTATATGGTTTGTCAACGGTAGTCCTTGGTCATTCTCTCTGGATGGAATTAAACGCAAGCCGGTCACAGGCAAGTGATGCTAAATCATTTTCAGTGTTCCCGATGTTTTATCAAGACACAACCAAACAAGTCGTTTGGGATAAAGTCTGGCGTCCTGGTGGCATCATTAAAGGCAATGGGCAAAATGGGATGGTTCCTATAATCAATCCAAATCTAGCCAATGCAGCGATCACAGACAGTGCGTTAATTCAAAAGGATCTTGACCAATTGTGGAGTCTATCTCCCGTCCAAGAGGGCACAAGTGATCGTCGATTTATTCCAGACACGGCAAGTGGCACAAACTCGATTATCAGCCAGAATGATATGCCGTTAAACGATATTATCGACACCGCAACGGATAACGAGCTGAAACCGTTCATTGAAATGCTATACGAACGCAACTTGCGATTTAAAGACGTGTCCGAGTTGTTATCGGTATGGGATGAAGCGGATCTTGCTGAAGCTGGGGTTCAAATTGATCAAGATGGAAAACCGTCCATTGACATCAAAGATCTATTGATAAATCTCAACGTTAAGCTTCTTGGTACCCTTGAGTTGAGCAATGAAGTTGCCCACCAACAAGGTTGGTCGGCCTTTGGTAACGTCGCAACCACGATTCCGCCTCTTGCTAGCCGGGTGGATTGGAATGAGTATGGTGACAAGCTTTTGCGTTCCTATGGCATTAAAGATGATGCCTCAAATATTTGGATCGATGAAGCGATATATCAAAAGGCTCAGCAAGAAATGCAACTGTCCCAGCAGCAGCAACAACAATCCGCTATGCAACAGGCCGCGCAGATGGAAAATGAGAGAGTTGGAAGATCTGTTCAAGAGCACCAGGCCAAAAAGGCGATTGACACTGAATCCAATATTGTAATCATGCAGTCTGAAGCGCTTCTGGAAAAATCAACAGGGCAAAAGGTACAGTAATGGCAAAGAAAAAAATCAGGGTAGGTTTGAAAGAGGTGATGGCGACACTTGATGAGTTCAATCTGATCAGGATTGAGCAAATGGGCGTACTGTTAGACACTAGAGAGCTGGATCATTCGGCGATAGAAAGAGTTGCTATTGAGCGGCAATTGATTAACCAGCTCAAAGGAAGATTTGAATCAATGGAGGACGAAGAAAATGGAAACGAATGAATTTAATGACGGTGGTTTAGGCGTGAATGCTGAACCAGAAAAAAAGACCCGCGCAAAATCTGCTGAGCGTGAACCAAAGGACGCTGATGATTTTGATACCGCAAAGTACTTTGATGAACACTATTTCGATGCACCTGTTACTCGGGAATTTGATAAGAGCAATCGGGAAGTGATGGGCGAGTTCAAGAAGAACGTATTTAAACCCAACTATTCAAGCAATCGGATTCGATGCAAGATCCGAACCGCTCAGCGTTACAATGTCACGATTGAACATCTTGAAAATGCCGCGACCACTTTAAATAATCGCGTTATCGATGGATTCTTGGCAAATGATCTTATTGGGCGTACCGGCTTTTATGATGGGGTAGTCATTAACAGGGCGGACCTTGCTACCCGGCTAAAAACAACCCCTCGCGCTATTGAGATTGCGGATTCAAAGCTTGCAAGCATCATCAAAAAAGAGGATGTTTTGAGCGCATATTCAATGGTTACAAGCCTAAAACTCAACGATATGCAACAAAAAGTTATTGCTAATGTTGCATTTGGTGGGGAAAATTAGGTATTATCTTAATCGAATTGTAAATAATAGGCTGAAAACCAAATATTTTAGGAAAGCCGCTTAACGAATTGGTCAAGATCTACGGGTCTTTATTATAAGTTGGCGGCTTTTTGATTTTAAGAAAAGGTGCTGTAAATGACAGAAATAACAGAAGATTTTAATTCAATGAGTGAGGATGAGCTCAAAAACTTTATCAATAAACATAATGATGAAGAAAGCGAAGCCGATCAGGTTGATGAAAATGAATCAGCTATTCAAACTGAATCAGTAAGCGCCAAACAGGATCAAGCGGAACCGGAAACGGCAAAACCCAACGACCCAATCTTAGAATCACCGTTCTATAAGGGGAAGAGTCGGGAAGAGGTCATTGAGATGCAGGAGAATGCTAAGCGCAAAATCTCCCAGCAGCAAAATGAACTTCATCAAATGAGACTTGAAATGGAAAATATCAAGGGGCAGGTTAGCGCACTAGCCAAACCCGTTGAGACAAAAGAAGACCCGTTTGAAGCCGCACTAAAAACCTACGACAAAGAGGACTTGAGAATCATTGAGCAGATTGCCGAAAGAAAGATCCGCGAAAAAGAGGAGTTGAGACTCAATGAAACCAAAGAAAAAACAAGAAAAGCCCAAGAAGCCAACGAAGCCACGTGGCGGATACTAGCCCCCATCATTTCTTCAACGTACCCAACGATGGCAAATCAAATTCAAGATGAAATTATGGATAAAATTAAGGCCGATCCTGAAAATACGTTGAACAAAGAAGGATGGCTTGAAAGCTATTGGAGAAGTTATAAAGTCCCAGAATCTGCGAGTTCCCGAAAAACAGAGAGTAATGAAGTCGTTGTGAAACGTAAAATAATGGCGGCCACAGTTGGTGGCGGTAATGGCAGTGTCTCAGGAAATGGCACGGCCAAAAAATCCGTCGAATCTATGAATGCCGAAGAATATGCGGATTATATGCTCACAAAGGGCATTGATATTCGCAAAGGTACTCGGTCATCGTAGTAGAAAAAGGCTTTAAATGACAGACCAAAAATCAACCGATGCGGCTTTATCAGCTGCCGTTAATACGTATTACTCCAAACGAATCCTAAAAGACTTCGAACCAAAAACACAGTGGTACCAATTGGCCCCTGTAAAAGAGACGATTCCTCAAGGTGGCGGCGACACGATCCAGCTTACCCGTTACAAAAAGATTTCAGGATTGCGAGGCGATAACTCCAACGAGTTTGCAGCGCAACAAATGTACCTTTCTGCCGTTATCGTTCAAGCCTTGCTGCATGAGCGTGACGGGTATGTTCAGATTTCGCGCTTTGCCTCATTAACCGCCATTGGAAAGTTGCTAGACCAAGCAACCGATAAAGTTAAAGCTGCGGCTACAAAAACGGTTGACCTTCTTATCCGAAACGATATTGGTATGATCGTCGCTGACGTGGCCAACGCCTCCTCTCTTAACATGCAAAACATGTCAATTGATGGTGGGACCCTTAACTCTACCGGTAAAACCGCTCGGGTATGGTCTCATGATCGTTCAGCTGCTGGTGATCGGTTCCCTGTTTATCACAACAAAACTCGACTTGCTCAATCGGCACTTGTAACCTCGTTTGCTAAAACCGGGCTTACTGTAAAGACGGTTCAAAACGGAGTTATGCGGTTACGTCAAAATGATATCGAGCCTTGTTCAGATGGTTATTTCCACATGATCACTCCAGTTGGCGCAGCGTATCAGATCACCACAAACCCAGGATTTAAAGGGTGGATTTCCCCAACCAATAGCAGCCCCTTAAAAGAAGACCCAACCAAAATTGGTGTAATCGCTGGCGTTATGATCCATGAAACAAATATGGCTTTATCGTTCCCCTTATCAGCTGATACACTTTCAACTGCATCGGGAGAACTTTATTGTTCATTCTTGTTTGGTGATGAGGCTTACGGTTGCGCGAGCATTGAAGGTGAAGATGGTGCGAAAGGATTTAGTTTCTACTTGAAACAGTCCGGCGCACAGTCCACAAACGATCCAACTAACAAGATCAAGCAAGCCGCATTCTCAGTCACCAACGTTGGAAAAGTATTGAACAAGTCCGCTGGTCTTTGGATGCTCTCAACGTCCCAAGTATAGATCTAATTAAGAATACCGGGGCCCATATGGGCCTCGGAGTAAAGGAGATTAATTGTGCCCCACCTCACTATTGATAACATCAATATTCACTTCTCACCGCAGCAAAATGGCCCCATTGGCTTCGCAAGTTTTATCCTCAACAACTCAATCAAGCTGTCTTCAATCGGTATATGGCGATCCAATGACGAAAATGGATTTAGGATCACGTATCCGACAAAGGGGCACAAGGACCTTGAGATATTTCATCCAATAGACAAGCCCACTCATGAGCAGATTTTAAATGCAATTATTTCTAAAATTAGGGAGTATAGCAATGGTTTATATTGATTTATCCGAAAGTTTTCTCAATCTTGATGGTACAAAGGCGATAAATGCCCCAATGGGGAAAACTCTTTCCCATCAATTCGCACAGGCAAATAGCGATTCCCCTGCAAAGTACATGACATGGGCAGTTCAGTTATGGAAAGACTCATATTTTGAGGTTAGCGAATCAGAGCTTAAAGAGATCGTTTCATTCATTGAAAAAAATCAAGCGCTCACCAATTTGGCAAAGCATCAGCTATTAGAACAAATCAGCAAATGCGAAAACCGAGTAGCAAAGAATTCGGAAGCCCAATAATGAAAATCAATGTAATTGTTCCATTCTATAAAAACCACGACACTATCGAGCGGCTTTTAATGTCGCTTGATGATCAAGACTATAAAAACTTCGACGTCACGATTGTGAGTGACGGGCCAGACAAAGAGATTGAGGCGACTATCGGCACATATCTTGAAGCTGGGCGATTTGGATTTCCTTTAAAGTTTGAGTCATTACCAGAAAATAAAGGGGCTCCCGCCGCCCGTAACTTTGGCGCACAAATATCAGGCGAGGAATTGCCACATAGCTACTCACACAAGAGCACAAAGGCAGGCGCTGGGGAGATCCTGTTTTTCCTTGATGCTGACTGCCAAATGTACCCCGGAATTTTCTCGGAATTCATTACCCAATTCAAAAAGGACCCGAAAGTAGCCTTTGTGTATGGGAATTATCGATTTGAGAATAAATACGAATTCCATTCACAGCCGTTTGACGCATACTTACTCGAAACCATGAACTATATCCCTACTATGTCACCGATTCGAAGGTCGGTATTTAATGAAGTGGGGAAATTCATTGAAGGTCAACCATACTTTCAAGATTGGTCCCTGTTTTACAGAGCCGCAAAGGCTGGGTTTCAGGGGAAATTCATCAAAGAGTTCATCTTTACAACAAAAACATCTACCGAAGACAATATTTCAGGTACAAAAGGGCTCTCTCTGGACGAAAAGGCAGAAAAATTCCGCGATGAACACGGTATCGATCACAAGCCGTTCGCGATTACTACCTGGGGCGCGCCACTGCAAGCAATCCAACGGGCTAAAATCTTAGGCGCCGACTATGTTGGGCCGGCCAATGGTTCCCGGCGTCAAGTTTTTCCAGTGAATTATCAATTCAAGAACTGGAAGGGCACTTACATAATGGGGGTTTATTCCGACCCATTATCTGCCTTTCAAAATCACCTGTCCGTACTTTATGGTGAAAAGAAGGTATATCACTTTATTGGAACCGATGTTTTTCAGATGATGACAACACATCCGGCATTTGAGATTGAGGCTATCAGCAACGTATTTAAGCTTCAGAAGGCCACCGTGTTTGCAAACAGCCCTCGAATGGTTCGTGAATTGGCATCGGTTGGAATCGAAAGTGAGCTATTGTATACACCGATTTACAATATGAATCAGTATCAATCGTTCCGAGTAATGCCGGAAAAACTCACGATTGCAGTCTATTACAGCGATACAAACCCAATGCATTCTAGGGACGGACAGGGCGGATTAAGTAATATCCCATTGCTTTTAGACGTCGCGTATTCAATGCCAGACGTCAATTTCAAATTCTTTGGTGGCCAAGCCAAGGGAATAGATAAAAACGTTGAATGGTGCGGACGTATACCTGAGGAGAAAATGAATGAATTTATCAACTCTTGCTCTGGTATTATTCGGTCAACGATTCATGATGGGTTTCCACAATTGCCGATACAGTTTATGTTAGCGGGTCGCCACGCGCTGGTAAGTTGCCCAGATAGGGAGATGGCATATGCGGATAAACTATCCTTCGAGGATATCAATCATTACGAAAACTCGAAAAATGAGGTTATTTCTAAGATTTATGCGCTTGAGTCGAAAAGTGGTCCGAATCCTGGAGATACTCATGGGTACTACAAAGCGTTGATGAATGAGGACTATTACCGAGAAAGGGTCCGCTCATGTTTCGCATAGGCATTGTAGGATTCGGATTTGTTGGTCAAGCTGTGTATGGCTCAATAACCCCGCATAGGTCTGAAGTTTGTGTTTATGACAAATACAAAGAGATGGGCAGCATCGAATCCATCAATAAGTCTCAAATTGTGTTTGTATGTGTCCCGACACCAACTATTAATGGTGTGCAATCAACAGAAGAGCTAGATGAGGTTATGAGCTGGCTTACAGGTCCATTGATTGTCATCAAAAGCACAGTTTTACCAACATGGTTTGAAAAGCATCCAACAGTTGTTTATAACCCCGAATTCTTGAATCAAAATAATGCGATTTCAGATTTCAGGAACCAAGAATCAATGGTAATTGGTGCGAGGGCGGATCTTGCTTTGGTACTTGAGAACGTGTACAACAACTATTTCACAATTGACTCAGACCGTATTTTTTGCAGCTTAAAAGAGGCGGCCGAATTTAAGTACACCCACAACCTTTACCATGCCTACAAGGCTCTTTTTTGGCACTATGTTCAAGAGTTAACAGGTAATCAGCGAAAGATGTTTTCTATGTATTCCAAGTTATACGGCACTAACGAGTCAAGAGAAATGGCGCGTATTTGTGCGGATGGTGAGCCAGGAGTTGGTGGTGCATGCTTCCCAAAGGATATGGTTGCAATCAATTCAATGTTTAATCACGAATTGACAAAGATGATGATCGGATACAATAGCGCATTAAGAACCGACACGATGGAGGCTGTATTGTGAATGTTCTGGTTATTGGCGGGTATGGCTTCATTGGGAGCCATCTTTGCAAGAAGCTAAAAGAAGAGGGCGTTTCGTTTGATATTTACGATAACGACACTCCAAATGGCAACCCAAGTGAAGCGTTAAAGGCCCGCAGAAAACAGGGGCTAGATAATCAGGTTTATGACATCAACGACTTGTCAAAGTACACCCATATCGTACATCTAGGGTCTCTTGCTGGGCCTCGAAACGGGAATGATGAGGGTGAGTTTTATGAGAGGAATATAATGGGCCTTAGATTCTTACTTCCAAGAGTTAGCCAGAGCCAGCACTTCACTTATATAAGCTCATCGAGCATATTTGGAACTCCACAGACCGCATATTCTAAATCAAAAATGATTTGTGAAGGAATAACTCGGCTGTGGAGTAAAAGGTCATTGATTATTCGTCCGTTTACAGTGTATGGCGAGAATGGGCGACCAGAAATGCTTGTAACTAGGTGCGCATCACAAGGGAACGTATTGATTAATGGGGATGGTAATTTAAAGCGGAAATTCACCTATGTTGGTGATTTGGTACGCATTATCATTGATGGGATTAAGATGAATGGGTCGGGGATCATTAACGCAATTGGGAGGCATGAATATAGCATTTTAGATGTGGTACGAATATTCGGAAACTCTCACCGTTACGGGGATGAGTCGCCTTTTGATTTCAAGGAACAATCATCGGGATCTATCGTACTTGGTGAAGACTTTTCAGGTCAGAATATCTATTGTGAAACACGTATTGAAGATGTAAAAGATAAATTAATCGAAGGAAACAGACCATGAAATTGACTTTCGTTCTACCTGTACATAATGAACAATGCAATGTTGCAATCGCTTTAAGGCATCTTATTAGGCAGTCTGTTCCTGCTGAAATTATTGTTATTGATGATGGGTCTACCGATGCGACAATAAGGATTGTTAAAGAGATAATCAAAGACGCCCCAGAAGACAAGAAAATTATTTTCATTGAAAACCCAAAACGAATTGGTGCTGCTGCATGTCGGAATATGGGGAATAAGTTGGCGGAAGGCGATATAATTGCAGTGTGTGACGCCGAGATTTATTACAAGGACCGAGGCAAGGCAATCCTTGAATTCTTTGAATCATTCCCTGATAAAGGGTTTTTCTATTCCGCATTGCACCTAAAATCAGCCGAAACCCATGAGGATATTGGGGAGATGCCAGCTATTGAATGGGATTTTAAATCAAAGTGCCCAATTTCTCACCCGTCCGTTGCGTATCGAAAAAGCGTTGCGATGCAATTTCCATATCATGAAGCATCATTAGAAACGGATCTTTTTGAGTTTATGGCGTTGGATGCTCACAGGGGAGGCGTTTTGTTTGGGGGATGTCAAAATCCGCTACTATGCAAACTAGAAGGAAACTCAAATAGGGATATGATGGAATCCAAGATAGTAAAGCAACTTAAATATGAAGAATATGGGATTGAAGTATCTTTATGAGGTATGAATCTAAAGAGGAGGCGCAGGAATCCCATGTCCAGAATTATAGAAGCGACGGGATAGCAAAGAGAAAAGGGACGCGATATAGCTCCGATTTTTTGCGTGTAAACTTCATCATGGCCCATATTGATATGGATAGTCATGTTCTCGATGTTGGGTGTAACGGCGGAACCATATCCGTACCGTTAATGCAGCAAAAAGGGTGCTATGTTAATGGCGTGGACATCGTTCCCGAGCTGGTTAAAAAGGCGCAGGATCGTGGAGTCTTTGCAATGGTTGGCGAGGCTGAGGACTTGAGTCAGTTTCGACCAAATTCATTTGATCATGTTATCTGTTCAGAAGTACTTGAGCATCTATATGATCCACTTCCCGCAATAAGGGAAGCCTACAGGGTGTTAAAACCATCCGGTAGTTATCTTGTGACGGTTCCTCATCCTTTTGGGGAAATGGCCAAAAATCATAACCTTGGAGACTATCACCAGCAAAACTTTACACTTGAGATACTGGATACCATTTTTCATAATGTATTCGAGCGTGGGAAAGTAGAGTTTTTTGAGATACCGTATTCAGAAGAGTTTTGCGTTGCCAATGGGTTGGATAAAAATCAGCCTCAATGGCTTGGATTAAAGGCGGTAAAATGAAAGTCTTATATGTAAATTCCCTCAACGTTGGCGTTTCTTACTGGCGACTTGAAAACTACGCAAGCGAGATGGTCCGGTTAAAAGTCCCCGTCTTTGTTGAATACTTATTCGATCCTCGGCTTGGGTATGCTTGGGATAAATTATGCTATGGCACTGGCGAGATATCGGAAAATATCCGGACAAAATTAGATCGGGCATTTAATCATTTCGATGTAATTATTTTCCAAAAAGTTCAGAATAAAGAAGGCGTGTATCTTATTCAGTCACTTAAGGAGAAATACCCGTCCGTTGCGGTAATCGCTGAAATTGATGATTCACTTGGAGATATCACCCCATCAAATTTCAGAGAAATGAAGCATGAAGGGACATGGGCGGCGGAACACTGCCATATTTCAGACGGGATCATATGCTCAACCCAACACCTGTCCGATTCAGTCGAAGCATTGAATGATAATAGATTCGTTGCGCCAAATTGCATAAACATTGAAACCTGGTCACCGGAAATTCATGAAGACAAAGACCCGTCAGCCCCATTTCGCTTTGTATACGTTGGTGGTGGTGGTCACGATGAAGATCTTGAGATCATTCGAGAGCCCATGCTTCGGTTTTTGTCTGAAAACAGTAACGTGGAATTTGTTGTCCGATATGGTGGGTATGAATTGGATTGGATGAGAGGGAATCCTCAGATTGATTTTAAATCTGTTAATTGGTGTTTAGATGAGTACCCACAAAGACTTGCTGATTTACGTGCAGACGTTGCGTTGGCGCCACTTCGAGATTCCAACTTTAACCGATCTAAATCGGCATTAAAGTGGATCGAGTGGGGATCTATTGGGGTACCTCTACTTGCAAGCGATGTTGGACCATATAAAGGACTTCCATACTCGGTGTTGTGTAGCAATTCGGATGATGCGTGGTATGAAGGGATTAATCTATCATTTAACAAGCCCAGAAACTCGGCTCAATTGAAAGAATCCGTTTTTGAGCGGTTCAATTTACACGAAAACACAAAGGCGCTTATTGAATGGTTGACAGTTCTTTGTAATAATAAAAAAATATCTGAAACAGATAGCCACAATGAATTAAAAAGCCCCTTCATTTTTTTGTAAGTATTTGGCTAAAAACCCGACGCGGAAAGCCCATTAAGAATTATCTTGATGGGCTTTTTTGCGTTTAAAAAAAAGGATTACAATGAAACAATACCCACAGATTCCAATATTAGAACCGATCATTCCCCAGTTAACCCCGCAATTAAATTCTTTAATTATGGGAAATGGATCATCGTGGGTGCTTAAGACACTCCCCCAACTTATTGATCAATTATTGATTCCGGTAGCAAATGGTGGGACTGGATCGACATCGTTCACGTCTGGATCTATTCCATTTTCAAACGGAACCATTTTAACCCAAGATAATGCAAATTTCTTTTGGGATGATTCGAATAATCGACTCGGTATAGGAAAATCATCCCCCGCAGTAGCCCTTGATGTAGTAGGAGCCATGACATGTACGACTACCGCAACGGCAAACACATTTAAATCAGGATATACAACAACCGCGACTGCCGCCGGGACTACAACGCTTACGTCATCAAGTACTATGCAACAGTACTTTACTGGGACAACTACTCAGACTGTAGTATTGCCAGTAACTAGCACTCTAGCTCTTGGGTGGAAGTATGAGATTTACAACACCTCAACGGGACTAGTTACAGTTCAGTCGTCTGGAGCTAATACAATAAGAGTTCTTGAGCCCGGAAGCTCCGTTATTGTCACCTGCATACTTACATCAGGAACAGGGGTTGCGTCATGGAGCGCATCGCATACCGCATTAGTTAGTGGCTCCCTTTACACGAACGTCCAAACCGGAACAAGTTACACCTTCGCATTGACCGATTCTGGGGCGACAGTTACGGCTAGCAACGCGTCCGCATCCACCTACACCCTACCACAGACATCCAATATTGCATTTCCGATCGGCACTCGAATTAAGCTAGTTAACCTTGGGGCTGGGGCAGTTACTCTTGTCAAAGAAGGGTCCGAAACGTTAGATGGGAACGCGCTTGTTGCTCAATACGCTACGGCTTTTATTGAGAAAATTACCACTTCTAAATGGCAGGTGTTTGGTGGGACGGCGACATTGCCCCAGTCATTCAATGTTGCAATTGTTAATACGCTAGTTAATGATAAGGTCTATGACATTGTCGTCCCTAATTTTAGCGGCACAATAACAGGGCTTATCCTGAGAAATACTTCTGCCGGAACAGCTGGGACATACACGGCAAAGATAAATAGCACGGCAATTACGGGACTATCCGCCATCGCAAATACAACAACAAGAACATTGACCGCCGCAACGGCCGCCAATGCATTTGTAAGTGGCGACGTTATCAGCTACACCCCCACAGGTATGACGTCGGTTGTTGATGCGTTTATAACTGTGTATTACACAAGGAATTACTAATATGAGTCTGGGGAAGAGAATTGCTCCCAGCGATGCGATAATTTCTATCAACGATTTGATGGTTATGTAATATGGCAATTTTCCCACTAACTCAAGTTCCGCTAATTGTTCCAGGTTGCGTTGGGTGGCTTGATGCATCTGACGCCTCAACTATTACGTCAAGTGGGGGCGCGGTTTCTTCTGTTAGAAATAAAGCGAATTCTCAAGTTCCGTTTACTCAAGCAGCTGGCGCAAAACAACCATTAACTGCAGTTAATACAATTGCTGGTAAAAACGTATTAACTTTTGATGGTGTTGATGATCAGTTAGATGTGTCAACCCTTTTTCCGTCACCACAGACAACCGGGTTTACAGTCTTTATAGTAGCCTTTCCATTAAACCCCGTAGTTGGAA